GATCAAGCGGGAGCTGGGATGCACGTATCCGAACCGGACGGACGGGGCGGAGCTCCGGGAACAGCTCATTCGATCCGCGATTGATTCGGTGGAAGATCGGATCGCGGTTTATGGAGAGCCGGATAACGGATAGGAGACGAGGAGTATGAATAAGGAGAAGGTATGTATACCTATTTGACAGGCCCGCCGGTCTACCTGACGGTGGAGGTGGACGGGCAGTTTTTCGACCCGACGCAGATCAAGGCGGTTACGCGGTACTACCCGGCGGAAGACATCCCGACGACGCTGAGGGAGAAGGATCGGTTTCGCGATTGCAAGGCCGCGATCTTCCTGCATGGGGAGGAGGGATCGTTCCCGGTTCGGCCTACCCCGACGGAGGTGGATCAGTCGATCAAGGAGCAGGTCATGCGGATCACGGGAGATGGCTAAAAGGAGAAGGGTGAGATGGACCGAACAACGAGAAATTATCTGCGGGGGTGGTGCGGCGTTCGGCTTGTCGAGAAGGGTAAGGTGGATGGGATTCTAGGGAGACCGGAGTTGCGCTATCTGATTGCCGAGGTGGGGGGTGAGATTCGGCCCGGCTCGCTCTCCCTACAGGTGCCCCCCGAACAGGGTGGGTTCTTCGCGACGGACGATGGCAATTCCTCAATCGTGGGGGACGTGTATCATCCGGGGGGAAAGGTGGACTATCGCAGGGGACGAATCGAGATTTGGAGCGAGCACGATCCCGACCTGTGGCTCGCCGCGATTGAAGCATGGTTCCACTCGGTCCGTGATTGCCATCCGTCGATGTGGGAGGCGTGAGGTGGGGATCAAGATCGAGTCCGATGACGATCAGGTGAGGAAGGATGAAAGGACGGAATGATGGGGATGTGCGTGGATGCCAGCATCGGGTATGGGTTCATCGTACCGCCAGAAGTGGCGACCGAAAAACTGGAGGAGTGGGGTGTGGCCTGCTTCAGCGAAGCGGAGTATGAGGAGGGGATCGGAAACCGGATCGAGCAAGCCCTCGCAAGGGGAGTGCGTCACCAGTGGTCAGGGGCCGACGATGAGGAGGAAGACTGCGGGTTGGCCTTCGTGGTTGAGGCGAGTCGGGAGGTGGTGGATTGGGGGCATAAGGTGGTCTCGATTCCCAAGGTGAATCTCGATTGGAAGGATGCCCTGAAACCGATGATGGAGGTGTTCGGGATGGACTCGCGAGAAACGGAAACGGGATGGGTGATGACGGCGCATTACAGCCATTGACGATACCGAAGGATAGAGTTTTTCGAGGCGGTTTTCCGTAAGCCGCCAACCTCCCGACAGGCTCCCCATCGTTGGCGATTCGGTGGGGAGCCTTACTGTGCCCGGATCGGGGATCGACTCGATTCGGGGGAGGAAGCCGAATCGATAATGCCGGTAAGGAAAATCCGACGATTGTATACAATGGATTAAGTAAGACGTTAATACTACTACGAAACGCGGGAAGGGCATATTCGGATAGGCCATTTCCGGAGGCGTTCGGTATCGCTAGTATTCTAGCGTTTACGCACTACATTTACGGCAAATTTGTCTTTAGTAGAGTAAGCCCGACGCGCTGAGGTACGGAACAGCGCGATTGGGCGAAGCCTATCGACGATCCTAAACCAGCAAGTGTGTGTATTCGGGCCGCCAACCGGCGACGGGAGGATGGCCCCTTTTTTCGCTGCCCAATGCCCGAGCCGCCCGCGCATCCTTTCCTCCAAACAGATCGGGCAATTAACCGTTGCGCACCGTGGCGGCTCGGGCCTACCCCCGATGATGGTAGAGCAATGTCGGTCTTCGCCAATTTGACGGAGAGGACGTTGCATGAAAGTCACAGAGAATGTGCTGGTCATCTCGGACCTTCATCTTGGCTCGGTGACAGCCTTGTGCCCCGAGTTCCGATTGGATGATGGAGGACGATACCGGCCCAATAAGATTCAGCAGTGGATCAACCGATGCTGGCGAGACTTCAACACGAAGTGGTTGCCGAAGGAGTTGGAGGGTCAGCCCTACACGCTCGTTACCAACGGCGACCTGATCGAGGGAGTCCATCATCGGAAGACCCAGCTGATCTCGACGAACACGAAGGATCACGTCAAGATGGTCGATGCGGTGATCCGACCGCTGGCCGAGAAGGCGAAGGCATTCTTCGTGGTTCGTGGCACCGACTCCCATGTGGGTGACGAAGGGAAGGATGAAGACTTCCTCGCTTGGCACCTCGGGGCGCGGTTGAACGAGGAAACCGGATCGAACAGTTTCTACGAGTTGAACCTCGAAGTGGGTGGGGTGCATATTCACTTCACCCACCACATCGGGACGGGCCAGCCCCACACCGATGTCTCGGCTCCCCAAGGGCAGCTCACCGCACAGTCCATCGAGTACGGACGGGTGGGGTGGAAGCAGCCCGATCTTCAGGTTCGATCTCACCGGCACCGGTACACGTTTACCGAGCTGGAGGGAGGTCGGGCACTGGTGACGCTTCCGGCATGGCAGGTCAAGACGGGATGGGTCTACAAGAAGGCTCCGATGTCGGTCTCGCAGTTGGGGGGCGTCCTGATCCGGATTTTCGACGACGGGACGTTTACGGTGCGGAAGCGCACCTACGCCCCGAAGCAGCCGAAAATCTACAAGGTGGGGAGGTGACATGCCGAAGAAACCGGATGGCGAGCTCACGGTCGAGCAGTTGGCCGGATACCTGCAAGAGCTCGAAGACGAATACTACCGCGAGGGCGAATCGCGGGGTCTGACGATGAAGCAGTTGATGCGAGGTCTCGGGCTGACCGAGTACAAGGTTCGCAAGCTGCTCGATATGTGCGAAGAGGCCGGGGTGCTGCGCTGCGAGCGGGTGCCCCGAAACAGCCGGGATGGGATTCGCCGCTTTGTCCCCGTCTACCGGATCGAGGTCTGAGATGGCTCGCCTGAAGAAGACGCGCCTTCAGCTCGGCAACCAGTGGTTCGCCCTGAAGGGTGTCCAGCGGCTCCAGCGGGAAGACGGCACGCCCTGCTACGCGATGATCGATGTGGTGAAGGAGGTCATTTCCTACGACCGCGATCTCCCGGACGCCCTGATCGAAGAAGCGATCTGGCACGAGTGCGTGGAGAAACTGCGTTGTACCGATCACGTGGCCTACGATCTGACCGAAGAGCAGATCGACGCGATTGCCGAATTGAACGCTCAGGTGAGCAAGCAGATCGGCGGGTCGTTCCTCGTGAATCCGGGCAAACCGAAAACCGAGGCCAAGTCGAAGATGAAGACGAAGGCGAAGCGGAAGAGGTGACGTGCTCCCGAAACGGATTACATGGCTGATTATCGCGCTGGCAATGACCGGGTTTGCGCTTTGCATGACGGTGATCTGCGCCAACGCCTGCCCCTTTCCCGATGCGCGGATCGTCTACGACGGCCCGGTGCGTTACTGGACGGCGGATGAGGCGGGAGCGGGTTTGCCTTCCTCGGGTGCCCGACCGAACATTGGGACCGGTGACACCTTCGAGGCGACGCTCTGGCTCATCGGTTACCCCGGCGAGACCTACACCCTCGCCGACGATGCGCTGGATTACTACTGGACGGGATCGGCGTACTCGTTCCGCATCGACACCGGCCTGCTTTGTCAGCGGGAGTGGAGCGGAGAGGCGATGCACCTTGAAATCTCTTCGGTGCGATCCTCGGACGGTGCGACGTACTCGGTGGAGACTGATCTGTTCGCCGACGGGGACTTCCCGTTGGCCGGGTTTGGGATCACGCTTCCGGTTCAGCCGGACATCATCCTCGAAGAAGGCACCTGCGAAGCGGTGCTGGCGGGGAAGGTGATCCGCTTCGACTCGGGCATGTTTATAACCGGGAGCAATCCCGACTACCCCTCGCTGGACGGTCCGACGGCCTACGAGACGGTTACCTTCTGGCGAGGCGGAACCGCCGCGAGTCCGGACTACTCGATCACCCGAGGGTCCGCGTTCGGTGACGGGCCGCACGCGACGTTCCCCTCGGCGTACCTCTCGGTGGCCGGGGACGGGACGGGATCGCTGAATCTGATCGGTCTCTGCCAGATCGACGGGTGGCTCGATCTCACCGCCTACGATACGGATCAATGGGGTGGGGGGAGCCTGAACCTGCGGGTGGAGGGCGACGACATTTTCGGCTACCCGGCGGTCGGTTCGGGAGCGGGAACCTACGGGATGCCCTACCAGACGACCGAGAGCTCGTTCACGGCCCGCTGGGTTCGCGGATGCGATTCCGAGGTGGACTATCCCCAAGAGTATTTCCTGTGGGGGTTGGTAGTGGACGAGGACGGCATCTCTCCAGCCTTCAGCGATAACTTGGTCATGCTGACGTGGCGGGACGAAGAGGCCGACGATGTGATGCACTGGCGGGTGAATGCGGAGACCTACGTTTCCTACCTCGCCCCGGAGCATCCCCGCAATCCGTACAGCTACGGGCTGTACGCGGTGACGACGACGGGCTTCTGCATCGACCCCCCGATCAGCGGGCCGCCGTGGGACACGATCAATATCCGCTTCATCAATTTCGATGGGAGCCGGTTCGGGCAGATCGACCAGCTCCTCGATCCGGCCTTGGCGTCGGGTGGAGCCTACTATCGGGACATCGTGCTCGATCAGGCGGTGATCCCCTGCGACGATATTCCCCAAGAGGTGTGGATCGAGTCGATCACCACGAATGCAGGGAGCGTGACGCGCTGCTACCCCGATCCGCTGAACGAGGGGTACGAAGTGCGGAGCTGCTATGTGGACGGTGCGAGCGATCCGGGTCTGGAGTTGACCGTGGGAGCGGGATCGACCGAGTGCTTCGGCGGATCGCCGATTCAGTACAGTTTCAAAGTCGAGCCGGTGGATAGCGATTTCTCCGTTCCATCGGCCAGCGATACCTACACCGTGGTTTGCCCGCCTAGTGGAACCTACCGGGCGGTTGCCAAGGGAGAACAGACCAAAGGATCGCGGCTCTCGGGCCGGATCAACTTCACCCTCGTCAATGGGTGTACGCCCTAACGAACGGAGAGCAAGATGTCGATTCTATATTGGGATTTGGAAAACGGAGTGGATGCGCCTGCGGGTGGGACGACCCCCGCCGATCCGCTTCTGACGTGGGCACAGATCAAGACCGAGTTGGGGGGTGTGCCCGGACCCGGCGACGAAATCCGCATCATGTCTCCCCAGATTCAGGGCGACAATTCCAACGGCGGCGGCAATGCGGTCTATACCCAAGGCTCCGCTGTCATTCAGGTTCCGAACGACCTGACCAACCCGACGCTCTACGATGAGGATATGGCGATCATCGGACCCGACGGTCGGCTGTACCGGGTTTACGATCAGGACATCGTTGCCAGCGGCGAGATCACGATCTACGGCCTGTACCAAGGGGCCACGGTGTCCGAGGATGTGACCGATACGGGTGCGGGTGTGGTTCGCCGGTTGCAGGTGGTCCAGACATCCGGGCGCGACATCGGCACCGATCCGATCAACGGCTCCGACGGCAGCCCGGTTACGATTACGGGCGGGTGGTACAACAACGGCGGCTCTCCGGCGCAGGAGACCGTGAACGGGCGCATCGTCCCGACCCTGATCGACGCGGCGGACGTGGACGACTCGTTCTGGATTCCGAGCGACGAGAGCTCCTATGTCACCTTCCGGAATATCGGGTATTTCCCGGATGGCGGCCTGACCGCCGAGGGTGCGCTGGTTCACCTGCGGACGAACGAAGACGTGGTGCCCACCTCGAACATCATCCTGCATAACTGCCACGCCAAGGATACGAAGGCTCTGATCTTCGCCCATGCGACCGATCAGTTCTCGTTGACCGAGTGCTCCCGGCAGGGTAATCCCAACGGGAGCAGCGGCTCGATGATCGACGTGTATCCCGAGGAGTCCTACACCACGAACCCGCAATGGATTCGCGGCCTGACGATTACGAATTGCCGGGCGCAGAACGGCTACCTCGTCGCGCTTGGGGATTCCTCGCAGTCGTCCTACTTCGAGGACATCGTGATCTCGGACGTGTATTGCAGCTCCAACGGTGTGATCGGCGGCGGCAACTTCGGCTTCGGCTATATCAAAACCTCGGGCGTCGCTCGCGGTCTTGCTATCGACGGGGTTACGATGGTCTGCCCGACGGACGCGACTTTTGGCATCTACGGCCCGGATATTCAGGTGACTTCGATTTTCAGCCCGCTCGCGGATTCGGCCCTGACCGAGAATTACATTCGCGACGTGGACATCCTCGGCGGCAACGACAATCCCCTGCTCGGAACGATGGTTGTCTGGATTCGGGAGTCGTGCGAACGCTTCCGAATGGATAATATCGAGATCGACACGATTGAGGGCGCGACGGGTGCCCCCCTGTTCATCTCCTTCGACCCGGATCGCGGCGATCCCAAGCCGATCCCCGTGGTCGATGTGACGCTCGGTCAGCGCGTTCCCGGAACCCCGACGAACATCATGTGGGACGGTGTGGGCGACATGATGCTGATCGACTGCTCGATCACCGATCCGGTGATCGGCACCGATGTCACGATTCTTACTCTTCCTCCCCAATTCAACTTTGCTTCCCTCATCAAACGCGATGCGCCGAACCGGATGCGCTTCCTCTATACCAACCCGACTTCGCAGCTGCCCGAGAACGAGAAGCAGATCGTTTCCGGGTTCAACGGCCCGACCGGCGAGGCGCAGTTGGTCGGGTACGTGGAGCCGGATGCCGGGACGAAGGTGAGCCTCGTTCAGTCCACCCGCATCAATCAGATTTCGGCGGACGACGATACTCCGGTGGTGTTTCTGATTCCGCTTCCGGCGGGGCAGCGGGCGATCACCGCTTCGGTCCGCAAGAATGGCGGGGGTGGCGGCTATGCGCCTTACGGGTCGAGCAACCTCCCCGGTATCGAGGTGACCTACTACACATGGGATGGCGGTGCCTTGACCGAGAACGTGGTCAGCGACTACATGTCCGATGTGGACGATTCGTGGGAGACGGTGACGGCGGTGGTCGATCCCGATCACGATCAGATCGTGCGGGTCAAATTCGCGAACCGTTCCAAGGTGCCGACCAGCCTGTGCTGGATCGATAATCTGCTCGCGGCATAATAAGGGACGATCATGGCAACGCTCTATTGGGACTTGGAAAATGGGGTGGACGCGCCCGGTGGCGGAACCGGAGTGGACGATCCGCTACTGACGTGGGCGCAGATCAAGACGGAGTTGGGAGGTGTGCCCACGGCGGGGGACGAAATCCGCATCCTCGGTTCCCAGCTCGACGGGTCGCAGTCGCCGGGTGGCGGCAATGCGGTCTATACGAAGGATCAGGGCTATATCGAAGTCCCGACCGATCTCGAAAATCCGGGAGACTTCGTGGACGGCTTGGGCCTCATCGGTCCCGACGGTCGGCTCTACATCGTCAAGTCTCAATCCATCGTCGCGAACGGTCGGATCGCGATCTACGGGCGGTACGTCGGCGAGACCGAATCCGAGGACGTGAGCGATACCGGCGCGGGTTACGTGCGGGTTGTTACCCCGGTCGATGCAGCCGGGAGGGTGATCGGCACGGATGCCTTCAGCGGATCGAGCGGCAACCCGGCCCTGATTACGGGTGGGTGGTACGACTCCGGCGGGGGGACTCCGGCGCAAGAGACGGTGAATGGCCGGACGGTCCCGACGCTGTTGCTGACGAATGACGAGGACAACGATTTTTGGGCACCTTCCTCGGCGGTTTCCTATGTGACCTTCCGCGACATTGCGTTCGGGCTTCCCCTTTCGGGTACGCCGGGCGGGCATACGGTTTCCCTCGGCAACGCGCCGGAGTCGGATAACGTCACCCTCCAGAATTGCCATGCCTACGGGTTGCACGCTCTACTGGAGACGAAGGATGCGGATAGCTTCCTCCTCAACGAGTGCGCGGCGCACGGGATGTACGGTCTGCTCTCGACCGGGAATCTTCTGAATCTCGGATCGACGGACGCCGATCATACCATCGACGGTTTGACGATCTCGAATTGCCGGGGGCAGGATGCGGGGCTGGCCGCGATCAATTATCTCGACCGCCTGCCCGCCATCGACTACGACCTGAAGGTCACCGATTGCGTGGTGACGGACAATGGCTACGGCAGCCAGACGTTCGGCGTGGTTTCGGTGATCGGCGGAAATTTCCGAGGCTTCGAGTGGGAGAATATCCGGGGCGTGGGTTGCGGCGGTGTCGCATTCGTCCCCGAGGCGATTTTGATGCCGCGCTCATCTTCGAGTGTGGAGAACCGGATCGCCGACATCGACCTGTACGACATCGAATCCTTCTTCATCGGCGGATTCGGCATTGTGGTCTTCCAAGGGTCCGAGAAGCTGCGCATCGACAACGTGCAAGTGGACATGGCCGAGGGCGAGGCGGGGGCGGTGGTGCTGTCCCTCGATCCGAGCCGGTGCCGTGGCCCGGTCCCCATCGTCAATCTTCAGATCGCTCAGCGGCTTCTGACATCGGATGCGACGATCAGCTGGTCGGGGGTGGGGGACGCGATGCTGATCGACTGCTCCATCGACGATCCCCTGATCGATACCGATATTCTGCTCTTCAATATCGTGGCCTTGGGAACCACGCTCCAGCGGGACAGCGAGAGCCGCTTGCGGTTTATCTACACCGACGGGGTGACCGCTCTGCCGGGCGCAGAGAAACAGATTGTTGCGGCCTACGACGAAACGACCGAGCTGTACCAGATGGCCGGGTACGTCGAACCCGATCCCTCCACGAAGTTGAGCTTGGACCACTCGGCGCGGATCGAGCAGTATTCGACCGACGACGACGCGGCGGTCTACTTCGACATTCCCCTCGGCGCGGGTCAGCGTGCGGTTACGGCCATGATCCGCAAGAACAGCGCGGGGGGTGGATACGCCGCTTACGGATCGAGCAACCCGCCCGGTATCGAGGTGACCTACTTCACATGGGACGACGGTGCTCTGACCGAGCATACCGTCAGCGACTACATTTCCGACGTGGACGATACGTGGGAGGGCGTGACGGTCGAAGTCGAGCCGGACCACGATCAGGTAATCCGGGTCAAATTCGCGAACCGCTCGAAGGTGGCGACCAGCCTGTGCTGGATCGACAACCTCCTCGCGGCGTAACAGTCAACGCACAGTCGGTAAGGGAGAAACATCATGGCAGTGCATTTCAAAAGCCACCAGCCGGGGGTCAACGTCAAGGGACTCAAAGTTTCCTTCACCCCGACGCAGATCGTGGTGAGCGAGGGCATCTTGACCCTGCGTGGACAGCGCATCCGGGTCGCCCGCCAAGGCTTCCGGGTCAGCCCGAGCGATCTCGACCGAACCTTCAGCGGCTACGTGCTGGCGAACGGTGTGGTCTCGATGAGCGAGGGGTGGGGTCTCAACCGCCCGCAGCCGCCCCGAGGGGTGGTCTACAAGCTCTTCTCCGGGTCGCTCGAAAAGGGCAAGGCTCTTCAGGGGGGCGAGTGGTACGTCCGGGCCGAGGGGGTGGGACGGGACGTGGACTCCGGGCTTCCCGCCGATACTCCGGCGATGCAGGCCGCCCAACCCAAGAAGAAGTCCAAGAAACGGCCCCCGCCGCTCACGGAATTGCCGCAGGAGAAGCCCGAGACGGAAACCGAGGGGGAGAGTGCCCCCGAGACGCCCGAGACGCCACAGGAGCCGGATACGTCTCCCAGCGTGCCGGAAACGCCCGAGGTGGAGACCCCGGAAACGGAGAACGAGGACGCCGAGGAAGAGGCCGAAGAGGAAGCCGCCGAGGAAGACGGTGAGCTCGAAGAAGAGGCCGAAGAGGAAGAGGCCGACGAAGAGACCTTCCGGGCCGACGTGTTCGCCGCCATCGGGAAGTGTCTGAAGGCGAAGGATACGGTGAGCTCCGGTGCCCCGACCGTGGCCGCTCTCCGCGATGCCCTCGAAGCCGCCGGGTACGACGATCTCGAAGTGGACTCCGAGTTCCGAGACGAGTGGTACGAAACCTACGAGGCGGCCAACAGCGAAAGGAGTGCATGATGTCGGGTGACTTCATCGACCCACAGATTCCGGTTGGAGGCGTCAAGCCCTCGGATATTATCTTCTACATCGAATACAAGCGGATCGGCGAGACGGTTCCGGGTTCTCCGCTCCCCCCGATGGATATGAACATCGCGAGTGCGAAGTATGACGGGCCGCTGCCCGCCACCCGCGACACGCTGAAGCAATTTCTGACCGAAAAGGGGATGGTCGAGTGGACGCCGACGTGGGACGGGAAGGCTCCGGCCTTCAGCTTCCTCTCGCCCCCGGCGGTCGAGGCCAACCTGCTCTCGCTCAACGCGCAGCAATGAACGGCGAGATGGCGACGAAGCTCTTTTTCATCCGGATCAGCCGGGTCAGGAGGGGCCACTCCGAGCAGATTCCCTCGGTGGACATGGAGGTCGTGTCCGAAGAGTACGACGGGGAGTTCCCGGTGACCGAGGCGACGGTGACCGCGTTTCTGGAGGGGAAGGGGCTGACCCCCTTCGATCCCCTCGATCCGAAGCCGGACACCTACAAGTTCCTGTCCGAGGGGGCGATGGAGTTGAACATCGCGTCCCTCAATAGCTCATCGGCCAAGCTGCCGAAGGAGTAACGACACCCTCACCTCGGGGTGGGGGTGTCCGCCACCTACCAGCGGTAGAGCGTGGTTCAAAAAGGCTTCCGGGGTGCCCGTCTGACGAAACCCCGGTTCAAAGGAAGTGCCGATGAAGTGGCAGACGAAGACGACAATCGGGTGCCTGATCTTCATGGTCCTGACGACAATGTATTATGCGACTTGTCATTGCGACGGGGAGCAGAATGGAGCCGAGCATGAACAGAGCGGACAAGTTGATCGAACGGGAGTTGAAGGGGACGCGGAATCCCCTGAATGAAGCCACGAGCGATCTGCGCTCCGGCGTGTCCGTGAGGTCCGATGCGGCTCCCGTGGACATCGAGCTCAAGATGGTCCTGTGCCAGTACAGCGCGGGGCGGAAGTGGTCGATCCGTTGCAAGATGGAGGGAGCGTCCGGATACGGCCCGATGTCCTGCGGCGGTCCGATGCGCTGCTACGAAAAGCAGCTCCCCTATTCGAGCAACGAGCCGCTGACCCCGGAGCAGAAGGCCGAGGTCGAGATGCAGATGCAGGCGATGGCCCGCGAGCTGAAGCCGAAGATTATGGCCCTTATCGAACAGCTCGATCAGTCGGTCGAGAAGTTGATGGGCGAGAGCGACTTCAAGCCCGTTTACTGATTCATGCTTTTCGGAATCGACTACGATGGGACGTGGACCGAAGCCCCCGAGCTCTTCAAGTGGTTTGTGGGGATGGTTCGGTCACACGGCCACGATGCGGTGGTGGTAACCCGGCGCGGCGATCCCGGCGATCCGGGCTTCGAGGCCCAACCCGTCAAGGATGAGATCGACGGCCTGTGCCCCATCGTCTTCTGCGGCCAGCGGCGCAATGACAAGGCCGCTGCCGATGCGGGATACGAGGTGGATATTTGGATCGACGATCACCCCCATCTCATAACGAACGATCTACCCGAGGTGAGCGAGCGGAATGAGGTGCATTGGGGGAATAAGGATTCCGAGAATCCGCAAGAAACCGATGTCATTAACTACCACATCTCGCAGCTTCGGAATTACTTGAAGCGTGCGGGGTTGGGATGGCTCTCCGATCAGTTGTGGCGCGTTCATGTGTGGAGGAAGCCCCCCATACATCTCGGTGCGCCCCCGTCGGCGGTTGCGGCTTTCGATAGGACGTTCGGACAATTTGCGATCTACGCGGACAACTTCTTGGAGCACAGGGGCGGGGTGATTCGGATTCGCGAAGCCGAGAAGGATTCGCTGTTTCACGAGCTCGCGCACTATGTGTGGGGTCGCCACCTCTCCGGTGAAGCGCGGGTGTGGTATAGGGAAGAGTGGAAGAAGTCGAATCAGTTTGTCTCGTCCTATGCCAAGAGCGACCACGAGGAAGATTTCGCCGAGAATTTCATGCACTTCGTTTCGCCCAAGGGGAAGAAGTTGCCCCCGGAAGCGGCGAATCGGTTTATGGCCGCGATCCAGAACAACCCCCTACCGGAGAGTGAGATGAGCCGAGCCGACGAATTGATCGAGCAGGAGGTGACCGAGGCGGGGAAGACGAAGAAGAGCAAGTACGACGACACGATATAGGAGCGGATGATGCCGGGAAGCGCAGGCTATGAGTATTGGGCGAAGATTACGAATGTGGTTGACGCCGATACCTTCGACGCCGATGTCGATCTCGGTTTCTATGTGACGGTTCACATGCGCTTCCGTCTGAATGCCTACGATGCCCCGGAGACGTGGCGTCCGGTCAACGAAGCGGAGCGCACTCACGGGGAAGCGGCGAAGGCCCATGCGGTCAACCTGCTACTCGGAAACAAGATGAAGGTTCGGACCTACAAGCCCGGCAAGTACGGGCGGTGGACGTGCGACGTGATCCTGCCGACCGGCAAGGACTACGGGGAGCACATGATCGAGTCCGGATTCGCCAAGCGCGAGAATTATTGATCCCGGTGCGCTGCGATGCCACCGGCTGAAATCGTCAACGAGCGGGAGGGCTTCCAAATGGCTGTCACTTGAACAGGAGACAAGTCATGGGAAAGCCGAAATCCCGAAAGCGTAAAGGCCCGAAGAGTACGAGGGGCCGGAATATGGGCGCACCGCAGAAGATGGAGTGCTTCGGCAAGCGGGTCCGGATGTCGGTCCGCGAGCGTCGAGAGCTCCAGTCGGAGATCGAGGCGTTGGAAGAGTTGGGTCTTCCAGTGTCAGGCCGACGGCGGGTGCGGATGAATACGTGGTTGTAGCAGGACGTTTCTCTACTTCCTCCTAGGACCGGGGAGGGGCGGTTACACGAAAGCCGTTTCCCTCCCCGGTCCGCCCCGTAAATCACGAAAGCGAGATTCACGATGTCGAAACCGAAAATCGAAGAAGCCCGAGTCAAGCCGACCGAGTTGATGAAGCTCTTCAAGATCGACGACCCGACGGCGAAGAAGGTCGCTCAGCTGATGCAGAAGCGTGGCGGCGGTCGGCAGATCGAGAAGGTGCTGGATGAGATCAACGAGCTCATCGGCGGTTACGGCGTCGAGGCGATCACCAGCCCGGACGTTTCGCTTGACGACTACCCCGGCGGTGTCGATGGACGCTATTGGGGCGCGAATGCGGGGCAGGGGGTTGTCGCAATGTACGTCAATTTCGGGGACACCTACGATACGACCGTGGTGTTTTCCCCGACCGAGAACAAGTTCCTCCTCACCTCGTGGGGAGATATGGTCCAGTGGGCCGAGAACAAACACGGATGGACCTTCGAGTCCGTCGAGGATGGAGAATCGGATTTGACCGAGGCAACGACGGTGACCTTCAATTTCGGGAGTCCGGGCGACGCCAAGGAATTTCTCGACGACATCAAAACCGACGGCAAGGATGCGACCGGCTTCAAGAAGGGGTCGGTGAAGGGGAAGTCCGCGATCCTTACCTTCAGCAGCCCGTCCGGCGCGGGTACGGCGAAGAATAACTACGCCAGTGCCTACACCTCGTTCAAGGGTGTGACCGAGGTCGTGGAGGATGAGGACGATGTGACCGAGGCGAAGTCCACGGTCAAGGTTTCGGTCCCCATCAAGAAGTTGCTGTCCGATCTGATCGGGTCGGTTTACCAGCGGTACGATCCCGAGACGGTGATCGAACGCCTTTACCAGAACAGCCGACACCTGACGGATTACACGATCCGGGGGTCGAACGTGGAGCTGGTCTTCAACCTCGACCGGGTGTGGAAGGACTCGATGATGAGCGGCGTGTTTCCGCAGGACTTCACGATGGACGATGCCGAAGAGGAGTTGCGGCGAGACCCGGCCAACGAGCTGATCGGCGCGTCCCGTGCTGTGATTAAAGACATGACCCGCAATCCCGGCGATTACGGGTACCACCCGTCTGAGAGTGGGGATGCGCCCGCGTCCTCCCTCGACGAAGCCGATGCGATGATCGAGCGGGCGATGAAGGGTGAGCCGATCTTCGAGGCGGCGATGCCGAAGACGATTGGGAAGATTTTCAAGAACGAAGAGGGTGCTACCCGCGATGTCTACACCGTTACTTTGAATCCAAAGTTTCATCGGCTCGCCCCGATGGATACGGTTCATGCGGTGGAGTTTGTACTCGAACACGCGGGTCGGATCATCTCGTATGATCTTGGACCGATTCGGCTCCGCAACCTCCAAAACGATACGGAGATTGAGTGGAAGGATGTACCGTCCGACTTCCAGAGGGCGATTTTGCATGACAAAACGATTATGAGTAAGTGGGCGCAGGACACTTACGGTGAGGCGATAGGTGAGGAGACCGAGCGGGACACGAAGCGTAAGGCGTGGATGGACAAGATTTGGTCCAAGATGCCGGGCGAGTACAAGGGCAAGCACGGGGGGAAACCGGCGGTGCTGGTTCTGACTCCCAAGGGTGGCACAACGATTATGCCGCTGGCCGATATGAGCGACGCGCAGCTCCGCAAGTTGGCCGGTGTCAAGGAGCATACCGAGATCGAAGAGTGGGATGCGCGGGTGACGTGGCGGTTGGGCCGTGTTCAGGAGATCGAGGAACAGGGCGCGAGGTGGTCGGCACAGGTGAAGACGAAGTGGACCCCGCCCAAGGGTCTGTTTACCCGGTCGGCCAAGGAGGTCGCCACGGTTCTTCACAACCAAAGCGAAAGTCTGAAGCAGGCGATGAGCCGCTTGAATTTCTACATCAACCGTGCCGGGTCCAACCTCTCGATGGGCCGCAAGCGTGCGCTGAACAACGCCAAGCCGATGCTCCGGCAGATGTTCGGCGAGGTGATGCAGTTGGATCGCATCGATCTCGCCATCGAGGAAGCCCGTGAGGGTAGTGCGTACCCGGCGGCGGCCTACCTGCTCGATGAGACGATGCAGTGGCCGCTGACGATGGGGCCGACGATCAGTTTCAAGCAGGTCAAGGGCGATCAGTTCGCCGATGAGTTGCAGCCGACGACCGACGAGGTGGTCCGCAAGGCTCTCGAAGGTGCGGGGCTGAAAGACCCCCGGACATGGATGGAGCAGATCAAGGTCGATGCGGACAAGGGCTTGGTTCACATGATGGACTTCGATGCGTCCGCTGGGATCGACCCGATGATTATCTCGTGGGATGGTATGCAGTTCGTGACGAATTTCGCGAGCGGCATTTCCGAGACGGTGATGTCCACGGGATTCGCGGCGGCTCCAATGCCGGTCGGCCATGGGACGATTAAGATGTACCCCCACATGATCGCCGGGATGGACATCCAGTCGGTGATGATGGGGCAGGACGACGAAGAAGACGATGACGACGAAGAGGTCGATGTCGATTGGGATGAGTTGCCCGAGGTGACCGAGGCCAGCGTCGCCGCATTCGTGGACGATCTGATGTCGGGGAAGATGAAGGTCGATACCAGCTACGGGAAGAAGAGTCGCGAAGGCATCATGTCGATGCTGCGTGGTGGGGGCGACCCCGAGACCGTGGCTGGTGCGCTCTGGCCGACCGCCGCCGACGATCACGAGAAGATGGTCAGTACCCCGTGGGGTAAGAAGCGGTGGGCCGGTCTGGTCGATCTGGTCAAACGGATTCGCAAGATGAAGGGCGAGCGGGTCGAGGAAGCATCCAAACCCGCTTCGGTCATGGCGGTCTATCGGAAGGGTGGTGAGATCACCGTTACCGGGAAGACGAAGAACCGGCACGGGGCGTACAACGCCGTGGCGATCCCGACCACGATCAAAAAGGGTACGTCTCAGGTTCCCGTCGTGGTTGGCGACGAGAGCAACACGATCCCGAGCAATGCCAAGGCGATGAATTGGGAAGACCTGACCCCCGAACAGCAGAAGATCGCCGTCGCCGCGCTCGCCAACCCCGGCACCTATCAGTACGAGGCGGTTGAGGAATTTCGTACCTCTCGGGAGCCGAAGCGTCTAACGCAGCGACAAAAAGAGAAGATTGCCTCAGCCGCGAGATTGTACTTCGGGAAAACAGGTGTGCGGCGGCGGGGTGATGTCGAAGACTGGATCAGAGATGAGGCGTCCAATCGCTACGGTGCTTGGACGATAAACCCCAGCGAGGTTTACGACATCCTCTCGATGATTGACATGAAGGCTCTGGAGTCGGTGGAAGAGGAAGCGCAAGGCTTCGATGTGGGGACGCTGAAGAAGATCGCCGCCGGGGAGGTGGTTCACGACGGCCTCGACAAGAAGGTGGCCGCGAACGTGCTGACGGTTTACGGCAACCTCTCCGCATCCGATCAGAAGAAGTATCTGGCCCTGCCCCTCGATCAGTTGGTCAGGGTCACCGGGACCGCCATGAAGCGGCTCGGAGAAGCGGAGCTGAAGAGCGCGGACCCCTCGTATGGATACGATGCCGTCAAAGCGTTTTTGAAGCAGCAGGGCATCTCGGGATCGAAGGGCAAGGGATATGATTGGGCGTTCGAGCACGGTCAGCTCTGGATCATTGGCCCGAACGGGGGGCAGTGGAGTGTGGTGGACGCTTCGGGCGGACCGGCTGTTGACGGCTTTGATTTCGAGACGGTCACCGAACCCAAGGAGTCCACCCGGAAGCTGGGCCTGACCCTGAAGGAGTTCAAGATCGCCAATAACTGCCCGACCCCGCAGCATGGGGGCGGCGGCCACGGCGGTCTGATGAACCGCATCCAGCGGGGCGAGAAGGACATTCCGGCTTCAGCAGCGGGTGGATCGCTCGATAAGCCGAAGACCGGTTTACTGGCGGGCAAAGCGGGAGTTTGATTGACACGAACCGGGGTTTCGTGATCGACAAACCCCGTTGTGTTCAATGTGTGACCCTCAATGTTCGGAGCTCCGATACTACCGAACCCGAAGTATCGGAGCTTCGGGCGTAAGTATCGGAGCTCCGGTATTAAAGCAAAGCGCGGAATCTTTAATTACGCATCGTGCAATTAAAATACCTTTAATTCTCGAAACCCCGGAAACGTGAAACAACGATGAGCGACTACTCCGCTGACAGCCTGATTCAGAAGGTCATGGACGGGGCGCACCCCGCCGACATGGTTGAAGCCTGCCTCGTTGGCGACTACGAGGACGGGGGCTTCTCCGGGCTGTTGATCGGGTTCATGCAGTCGCACGGGGTGCGGATGTTCCGCAACGAACGGTTTCAACCGAAGCGCGGCCATTCAACCTTCATTACGGAGTGCGTGAACGGCCAGCGTCGGCATTACAAGGTCCGGGTAGAGTCGGTGGACGGCCTGCCCTCGAAGGTCCGGGTGGAATGTATCACCACGGGCTATAAGAGAGTAGTCGAAGGCGACGCAGCGGAAATCTTCAAGCTGATCCGCCAGACGGTTCTCCCGGCAATCCAAGTCGAATACGCTGACCTGTCTGGAGAATCGTGATGGCGAATGGAAATGCCAACGGTAACGGGAAGTGGAAAGTGACTGAAGGATTCGCGAGATGGCTCCCGTTTATTTTCACGGTTCTCCTCGCTCTTATTGGTGGTGCGATGGCGTACTCCCGCAGCGATGCGGGGTTGAACAGCCGTGTCGGGTCGGTGGAGAAGGCGGTGGATAAGCTCGACGAGCAGGTCGAGAGTGCCGCCGCGAAGGCCGAGCGGCTTCGCCGGGAGAACGAAGAGGACCGTCATGCTCAGGGAACCGAGACGACGACCTTGAAGGTTAAGATCGACACGCAGAAGGAAAACGTGGATAAGTTGGTCAATCACGTAGACGGCCTGCGCATCGAGCAGACGCGGATCAGGACGGAAATGGAAACGATCAAGGAATCGGTGGGCGAGGTTCAAGAGGACGTGAAGGAGATTGGCCGATCCGTCCGGAGAATCGAGCAGGCCGTACAACGGCAAGGAGATCATCCATGAGCAGCAGGGTATTTCGCAGTCTCGAACCCGAGCGGGCGAAGCTCCTGTTCAGCTTCGTCGAGAGTGAGCGTCCGACCGCCTTGCGGGTGGGGCAGGTGCTCCGCGAGGACCGCACGGGCGTACCGAACGTCCTGCTCTCGATGGTCAAGAACGGAGTGGTGATAAACGGGACCGCCGTGGTCGATGAGGATACCGGCGAGGCGGGCGACGATGCGGAGACCGCTTTCGAGTTTACTTTGGCCGAAACGTCGGTGCTGCCATTCAGCGTTCGGATCAGTACGGATGTGGGTGGCGAGACCGTGGTGGCCGAGGATCGGGGGACCGGCAAGCTCTACATCGGCGAAGATGAAGTCGGGACTATCGACTACTATACCGGGGATGCGGCGATCACCTACCCCGCCGCCCCCGTCAATCTGGCCGCGATTCTGGTTTCTTACAGCTACCAAGACGCGATTCCACTTCGCGGCGTTTTCGCGGTTGCTCCGGCGACCGGCGACCAATACTTCCCGCCCATCGGGTTCTGGGAGGAGGTCAAGTTTTTTGCTTACGCCGATCAGGTTGTGGAGTCGTTCGCGGAAGTGGACGAAGATGTGTTCTCCGGGGCGCAAGTCCCATAACCTGATCGGGGGGCGGCGGGCCGTAACCGACAACCTCGGCATGGATGCCTTGGTGCTCTACCATGATGGACGCAGCAGTGGTCGTTACTCCCTCGGCTCGTAAGCCCCCCGTACCCCGACAGTGAATCGCCCGGAGTGGCCGGGCAACCACGAGTAGCTCCTCGTCGCAGCCGTTCAATGCGAGGGGCGGTTATCATAATCGTTCAACGTGACGAACGAAAGGAGACAAGAGAATGGCTGAAAGATTTCTGGGAATGCGCCCGAACGAAGGTCAGGACCTCATCATCAATCTGGAAGAGAATCAGCTCCCGGTTTCTCTTCGGATGGGGCCGCAGTCCTTCGAGGAGGATGATACGAACGACGCTTCGATCCTCCTGAAGATTACGAACACGCTCGACGACGGGACCGTGGAGCAAGTCAACGGTACGCTGGTCGAGGACGAAGACACGACCAAGGCCGGTGCCGTCGGTGGCGACAAAGCCGCCTTTTCTGGTACGCTGGCGACCGTGGCGGGTGACGCCACCTACGCCGTGATTCCCGGCACCGTGAACATTCACACGCTGGCCGAATCCGACGATGAGGTGATCTCGCTGGAAGACACCTACGGCGACGGCGTGCTGTACGATGAGGATGGCAACGAGGCCGGGTCCATCAGCTACTTTACGAGCGCGTGGAGCGGCACGTTCAGCAAGAATGTGAAGGCTTCCGAGGCCATCGACGCGACGTTCTATTGGACCACCGAGATTCCGCTGAACGGACGCGTAACGCTGATCCCGACCGATGCCGACACCCGCCTGCCGATTCTGCCGCGCTGGGGCCGTCTGAGTATTCAGGGCTTCGTGGACGTGGCGAAGGCCATCGCGGTCGAGGCGCAGATCACCGACGACAGCTCGGGCATCAATTAACCGCTCACCGGGGGGCTGACTCACCTTGGCCCCCCGGCCTCTCAACGAAAGGAGTGATCCTATGCTGCGAACAGCGGATCAGATGATCGATAAAGTGCTGGCGGGGGACGCTCCGGCGAGTGTGATCGAGCGGGCGCACGAGTCCGAGGAGACCGAACCCGATAACGTCGCGTCGGCGAAGAAGATGGTCAAAAACATGGGGAAAGACCCCGACTCGCCGGAAGGCAAGAAGCTCATCGCCAAGTTTGCCCGCAACGTGGACAAGTTCAAAAAGGAAAGCCGCTCGAAGACCGAGGGACAGATGACGCTGATCTCGAAGGTGCCGAGTCGGATCACAAAGGCGGTGGACATGCTTCTCGCCAAGAACGATTACGTCGAGGTGCTGCTTGGGATCAATAACTGGATCGAGAAGCAGGCCGCGCATCTGCGGGCCATCGGCGATCCGGAGGCCGATGCGCTGGACGCCTTCGGCGACCGGCTGAACATGGTCATTGACCAAGCCCCCAATCTGTAAGTTGATCCATCGGTGCGTCCGGCAGAGACGACGACAACCTCCTCTTCCTGTTGGACGCACCGATTTTCTACTGCGAGGAACGATGAACGCAAACGACTTGATCCAAGAGGTGTTGAACGGCTGTGCCCCGGATCAGGTAGTGGCCCGTCTGTACGAGAAGCGGCAGAAGTCGGCCAAGCCGAGGATTTACTACCACGGTACGAGTGAGACGGCGTGGGAGCACATCAAACGTGCGGGCGGTCTCGATCCCGATGCCGAACCGATCTGGACCGATGAGGAAGATGAGGGTGTGCGGGGAACGGTTTCCCGCCAAAACCTGACCACGTTCGGAGGGGTGTACTTCACGCCCCAGATGGAGAAGGCCGGTAACGCCGGTTCCCGGTCGAAGGTTCGGTACGGCGATGATCGGCAGGTGATTATCGTGGCGCAGATTCAGCCGCGATCCGCCTTCCTCGACGAAGACGTGGTGTCCCCGCTGGTGGTCAAGGCGGCGGACTATGCGATCCGAACCACGGCGGATTACTACAGGTGGAAGGACGATCACGGGAGACGGCTCAACGAATGGGAGGCTCTCGGTTACTGGGTCGCCAGCTACCTCGACAACGAAGACCCCGGTGGGGGTGCGGAGTTTGCTCAGGATTTGTTCGACCGGCTCGATCAGTATGCCCGAGAGATCGAGGTGGAGCCGCCGTCGGACGCGCACCCGAAGTTGTATAATCTGTTGTGGCGGCTTTTCGAGTCGCACTTCGAGATCGAGGTTTTGCGGCAGGTTAGCCACACCCGGCAGCGTGCTTCAGACTATTTCTACGGCGGGATTTATGCCTATCACTATTGGGATCGTGTCGAGAACATGGGTTGGGATGTGAGCGAAGACGACTCGGAGTTGGAGCAGTTCATCAAGGACGAGCTGATTCCGGAGACCCGTTTGGATATTCCGTCCGCCGCTGAAGCGGAACGGGACTCGCGGGAGGGGATCGACCGCATGACCCGCCTGCTCAAGGGGCTGTCTCTCGGGAAGAGTCCGGACGGCGATCTCTCGATCCGGGTTCTGGACAAGATCGACTTCAGGGGCCGCAACAAGATTCTGGCCGTGATTGCATTCAGCTCTCCGCAACGGGGCGAGGTGATCTACGGCAAGCTTCCGTCGAAAGCGAAGAGCGACGCGAAGCAGTTGTTCAAGCAGGTGGTCGATCCGACCGAGATTCGACGCCGGAAGCGCGAGCCGGGTATCCCCCGACAAGCGCGTTTGTTTGGAGCGGCATGATGGGCGTGCGTGGACTCTACCAGCAGGCAACCAAGGTCGGCGATGAGCTGGCCGATTTCGTCTACGACTTCACCGAGGAGCTGATTGCCTACGAGGACTATCTCGGTACGATCCTCGCGGGGGGCTTCCGGGTTAAGCCGTCGGCGAACGCGCTCTCGATCAATGACCAGACGGCGAAGTGGAACAAACAGTACCAAGGGATCGGTGAAGCGATCCGACAGTGGCGCGATAACTTGGAGGGGGCGTGGAATGGCGACACCTTCGAGTTGCAGAATATGATCGACAAGGAGTTCGGGGCGATCTCGAAGAGGCAGCTCAGCGGGATCGAGGAGGACGAGATACGTACTTTCCACCCGAATGCTTATAAGCGGGGGGCGCAGTCCCATGATCGCGAGATCATGCGGGATGCCAAGCGGCTTTTGCGGATGCTGGATCAGGCGGTGACGTTTCTGAAGGGCTTCCACAAGGTCTGGGCAAAGGCTCCGCTGGAGGGGACGACGGCGTGGCTCCGTACTCAGGAGCTCGAATTACTCGAAGCGAAAATCGCGGACTACACCATGCTACGCAACGAGGCCAAAGCGATGATTGCATCCGGCTACCTCGATCTGGACCGGATGATAAACGACTTCAATAAAATTTTCCCGCCGCGCCTTGTGATGAAGGAGTCGGCGGACACCTTAATTCAGTGGGCGATCCATGGCGATCCCGTTGCGGTCGTCGAGTGGGTTTTTAGGGATAACTAGGAGCTCTTAATGCCCTACGAAAAGAAACGCAGTGGACGGAATCTTGAGTCTGCATCTCCCCGCGAGGTGGCGTCGATTCAGGTGGCGGGCATCGTCGGTTTTTTCACTGACGGTGTTCACGATGTGATCGAGGCGGTGGACGACAGCGAGCTCTCCGATACTCCCGCGAACGATGAGGATGTGGAGCCGATCTTCGTCGGCGACTTCACCCAACTTTGCCTCTATTGCAACTACGTCAAGGCAGGAAGCACGCGGGTCGCCGTCCAGCTCAAGGTTTCGTATAAAGAGGACGGCCCGTACTTTCCGGTCCCGTATACGAGTCCTCCTGCGGGCGGCGCGGTAAAGCTCAACGATATGATTTACCGCCGTGACGACAACGGACCGTTTCCTATTCCCCAGCCGAATTTCGGATTTCAGTGGCTGAAGGTATTCGTCTACGGACAGGGAAATCTGGCGGGAGCGAGTTGCGAGGTTCACGTTGCGCGGGGGTGGGGTAACTAATGAGCTACGCATTCAATCCGAATATCTCTTCTGACAACTGGAAGGGTGAGGTCCAAGAGCTTTACGATCCGACCGGAGGTCTGCCGACACCGGGCGCGGTGGGCGAGCAGTATATCGCATCGGCTACGGCGAACGGGTGGACGGAAAATTATATCTACCAGTGGGACGGCGCGGTATGGGTCGAGATCGTTCCGGCAGGTGGGGATCAGGTACTTAACGACGATTCGGGTACGGTGCTGATTTTCGGGGGTGCGGGTTGGGAAGACTTTGGGACGGCGGTCAATCACAGCTCGCTGGCCGGTCTTGCCAATGACGACCATCCTCAGTACCACGACGATACCCGCGCCGACTTGCTTTATTTCCGGCAGCCCGTGCTCTACCAGAAGCCCGAGGTGGATCAGGTTGCGTTCGAGGAGCGCAGCACGGTCACCTGCGGCGTTGGGCAGGACTACGAGACATTCAAGTCCGCTGTCGATGCGTTGAACGCGAAGGGCGGCGGAACGATTTACCTCACCGATGCTTCGATGGCATTCGGTGATGATGATCTCAATCTGTCGCAGATCATCCTCGCATCGACGGTCCCGAACGCTGTTGCGCCGCCCTATTTGCTGATGAATGGGAACGGCCACGTCGTCGGAAGTGTGTGTCGTTTGGTCAGCGTGCGCCTCGTGCTGGCGGGCGATGCGGGAGCGAACGCTTATATCTTTGCCGACGATGCGGCCAAGGTTGTGTTTCTGAACGAGCTCTCCATTGTCGGTGGCGACACCTTCGTTGCGGGGAACGCGGGCCAGTCCATTTTTCAGCAGGACGGCCAAGGCCACACGCACATCGTCGCGTTGAACAACATTTCGA